GTTTGTTTGCTGAATTGAACTCATTTTACTAATAATTCCTTGTTGTATATGCTTATAGAAGATAGTAGAAAAAACAAATCAATTTTTTATTAAAAGATACGACGGAATTAATTAAAAATGTAATGAAATGTAATGAGGGTATTATTTCCATCGTATCATTAAATAAAAAATTGAAATGAAAATTGTAGATACTTATATATGTATAATACAACAGGAAATCATCAATAATGAGCGTAGAACAAATCACAAAACTTAACTTGGAATTGGACGAGAACGATTACACTTGTAATGGAGTGAAAAAGGGATACGACTACGAGATTGAAACTGGGAGTATGCTATTCGCAAAGATGGATATATATGGTATATTCGTCCTCGTAGCATTTGTAGAACTTGGAAGTAGTAAGGCGATGTTAAAAGATGAGGACTATTTTAGGGCGATATTTAAATATTCCGTATCGTATGCTAATCAAAACAAAGATAAAGAGTTGTTCGTCAAATTACAGCAAGATATAGTTTGGTTTTGGGAGTTCTGTAATGGAAATTGGGATAATTCAGGCGAACTTCTTGAAAAAGATGAGGAAATCCAAAAGCGTTTCAAGGCATTCCTCCCTACTTGGTGGAAAATAGTATGTGAGTTGTTTAGTATCAAGTTCAAAACCAAAACTGCCGCTGATTGGTTGGCGAAAAAGCGTGAAGATGTTGGAATATTCTTGGAAAGTGGTGTAGAAAAGGGTGAGATAAACGAACAAACATACATCGCATCTTACAACAACTACAAAACTGCTTACGAGTTCTGTGAAGAAATGTTGGAAAACTTTAAACAGATAAAATACGCTTTTGCGAAGACGATTTTGGTGAAAAACTACACCCTTGATACAGACGATATTAACTACTGGAATGTGATTAGCAAATCAACTATCATCTACGACAGAGAAAACAACTTTCATTTTGTATTGAGAGGAAAAATGTGTGTAATTGTATGTGAGCGTTGTTTATATTTCCCTACTCCACAACAAAAATAATTAAAATTAATAAAAAGGGTGTATTTCACCACCTTTTTTTTCTGTCGTGTGCCTAACCATTCCTCTCGTAATATATGTGGTTCTAACATATATATTACTTACATTTATTTTCACGAACCAGATTAATATTAAATACTCGCAAACACTTTTTCAATTCACTCAAACTATATGACCTGTAATTAGGTGTCTCGGTTCGTCCTATTTTTAAATAATAGGCATCAAGGAAAGGGTATATATCCTCTTTTTTTAATTTGGAGAGTAATTCTTTATCCATATATATTGGTTAGATTATTTCGCCTTTTCATTAAACGCCTTTTGTAGGTCTATCAAGTTCTCAAATAAATCAGTAGATTTGCCCCACAATAAGTCGTGAGAGAATAAACTGGGAGAAGGTATTTTATTTTCAATTAATCTTTTCTCGGTTTTATTCCCTAAATGTCTTGCGGAATACGCTGCTCGTTTCTGTTTGTCTTGATGGTCTATATATGTCTGTCCGTCTTTAAGACCAAAATGGAATGTCTTTTGCTTCTCTCCTTCTTGTATCTTAATGGCGAACCTTTTGTATGGTCTTTTAGAACAAACCAACTCCAATATTTCAATCGGCATTATATTATAATCTAATATATTATTATAAGTATGAAAACGAAAAATGTTGAAATGATTAACGATGAAACCGAAGAATTAATCAAGGTTTTTTCCCTCAAAGGCAAATATCGTCTAATTGGTAGTCAATCTTTAAGAGCAATTCAATATGGAAGTGATTACGATATTCAAGTGGATAAATCCAATACCACTCCAAGTGCCGTAGCAAAATTATTTCAAGAAGCGTATGAAAAGGCAAAAAAGAACCCTGATTATTGGATTACAGATTTCAAGGCAGGTTGGGACGAACGATTAGTCTATCGTGGGGATTATTCCAAAGATAGTATTGAAGATTACTTGAAGAAGAATGCGAACCTCATTCCCAAGAAACGAGCAGACGCTATACGCAAAGCAACAGGCGAAGAGGAAGTGAAATTAATTAGAGACCTTTATATATTACGATGGAAACCTGCCGATATTAAGCGTGGTTGGGTCAAGATGATAGACGGCAAAAAGAAATACTTGAAAGATGCTGTCCTTGATAAAACGACCCTTAAAATAGACCTGCTTGGATTGGTAGGAAATCAGTTTGTAGAAGTAAGTGAGAATTATATTATCAAGACCAAGAGTGGAAAGACGAATGAAGTTCCTGAAACGAGAGAAGAAGTGGAAGAGGATTACGAAGAAGAAATCCAATATTACGCAAGGAAGGATAGTTTCAAGGCACTAAAAAGATTATTTAGTTTATTACGATTAGATGACGAGAAGAAGAATAAAAAGGCATTAGATAAGTTAGTAGCGTTTTTCAACTCTCAAGTAGGTTATTTAAATAAAATCAGGAATGAACTGAATATATTAGAGCAGGTATTAACACAAGACTTTAGGAAACCCAAATGGGAAGACATACAGGCAAACCTTCAGTTCATTAAAGAACAGATTTCCAATATTTATAGCATACCTTTAGACAACAAGGTTTTTAAAGATATTGACGATATGACCCCCAAGTCTGTTTTAGGTGGGGTAGTGGATTTGAAGAATTATTTTACGGAAGTAATTAATAATCAGTCCAAAGGTTTTTTAATGGAAATGCTGTAAATAATAATCTAATAGGAATATATAATGAACTTTGAAGACAAGGGACGCATACTTGCTTATTTGAAGGACGACGAAGAAAAAGACAGGAAAAAATGGCGGAAATTATACTTGACCTCCCAACCGAAAGAGGTGATTGGTGGTGCTTTTCGTGATGTGAAATTGAAAGACAGACCCAATCTACATTTCCAACCCATTCCTGATAAGAATACCGAGCGTTCTATTACTTATATAACAGGAGCATCAGGTTCAGGTAAATCGTATTTTACTCGTATGTATGTGGAGGAATACAAGAAATTATATCCCAAGAGAGAGGTTTATTTAATTTCCTCCATTAGTGATGATAGTTCAATTGATAAAATAAAAAATCTCCATCGTATCAAGATGGATAAATTACTAACGGAAGATATTTCCGCCAAAGATTTCAAGGATAGTTGTGTGATATTTGATGATACAGATTGCTTAACAGATAAGCGATTGAGATTGAAAGTTCAAGAAATATTAAACTCTGTCCTTGAAACAGGACGGCATTTTAATTGTGAAGTCGTTTATACTTCCCATCTTGCTACGGACGGACACCAAACGAAGCGTATATTGAACGAATGTAAGTCCGTTGTGATTTTCCCAAGTGGTCTTGGAGGGCGTAGTATTAAATACTTGTTGGATAATTATTTTGGTTTGGAGAGCGACAAGGAAGCGTATGTGCTGAATGACCCTGATGATGAAACCGATTAAATAAATATTATTTTGGATAATGAATAATACTTATATATGTATGTGTGGAGTGTAGGGTGAGTGTAGGAGTGTATAGTGTAGGGTCTCCAAAAGTCCATTAGTAAAAAAAATCTGGAAGGGTTGAAAATCATTTGTAGCAACTTTATATTTACCCTACACACCCTACACACCCTACACTTTTATTATATGGTAAGGATAAAAAAGATGATAATAGGAATAATCAACCCTATTATCGTCTCAAATATATACTTTTCTTAATTTTTTAAAATCTTGGTGTGGTGTAGGGTAGGATTGCTGACCCTACACTCCTCCAAAATACCCTACACTTTCCACTATACTTACCTAAATCTCTACGACCAGTCCCTTTTCTGCCTCTTGACCCTAATGACTTTTCCATTACCACATCTAACCTCTACGGAGTTAGTATCATCAAGCACCTCCTCTGTTGTAGCAGCGGCATCAGCAATCTTGTCCTCATTCTCGTCCTCCTCTGTAGTAGCGTCCTCACCAATTTTACAAATCATTTCTGCCTCCACATCACTATCACTATCACTACCATTTCCTCCTGCTGCTTGAGAACTCAAGTCAAGCAAACAAACTCCAATTTTGTAGTGCTTTCGCAAGTTTTCAAGGTGAAACATCGTTCTTGCTCCCTTGTTGGTGCGAGTGCCTTTCCCAATACAACCTTTCGGTAAGTTAAGGGAACAAGTGAGTTTTTTAATCAAATCTCCAGTTCCATTAACATCATACTTTCCACCTAACTCATCACGCCATACACGAAACTCGGTCATCACCTCACTCCCATACCGAGTAAAGTATCCCCCATCATCAGTTTCCCACTTGCTCGTGTGTGCCTTCGCAACATACCACTCAAAGAACTCGTCCAAAGGGTTTCTGTTGAACTCGGCAAGTTGCTTGTGATAATCTGTGTGAGGAATGCTCCATCTGTTCCACTTGCTAATATCTCTACGCATCAAGTATGAATACAAGGATAGACAAGCAGCATCACTATCCCAAGTATCCGCAAAGGTCTTGAAATACTCCCAGTTTTTCTTGAACTCATCACTCATCTTGATAATCATATTTCGGCGTTCCTCCTCCTCCAACTTTACAGGGTCATAGGAATTGGTCGGTGTAATGAAACGATGAAACGATTGAATGACGAATGGTTTAATACCCTTGTCGTTGATAGTCATTTCAGGGTCAGTAATGAGTGCCTTGATTTTGTTTTCACTACCGAAAGAATTACGCTTGTCGCATTCACTCAACACTACGAGCAAACTACTCGCCATCAAAGGATTAAAGTTGCCCCATACATCTCGTTCAGGTTGCGAGGTTTCAAAATAACCGCCACCCATTATTTTCTTGATAGGGGTGAGAGCAATTGTTTTTCCTGTTCCTTGTTTTCCTGTGATTATCAAGTGAGAGGACTTTTCTGCTGGTCGTTGTAGTAAGTGTGCGAACCAGTTGATTACATACTCATACGCAGGTTCATCGCCATCACACATTACTTTAATATGGTTCAACCACATATCAACTGCTTTTTTGTCGTATCTCTCATCGGTTTCAAGAATATCCTGTCCGTAATAATCACTCGGTTTCCACAAGTTCAAAACATTAGGAGGACAATACAAAGGAGGAGGTAAGATTTTACTATCATCTTTGCGTTGAATGGTCGCATCAGCAATCCATTCATTAATGAACTTGGTTTTCTTGCGTTTGCCTGTTTCAGGATTGACTTTCATATAACTTTCGTGTTCGTAAGCATTAATCAGGTCAGTCTTGTTGAATATCTTGTATCCCTCAAACTTTTCGTCTCCATTAGGCAATTGCTCGGTAATTCTCTTAAAATAATTGGCGGTATTGATGATTTTGGTGTGGTCTCTTTCAAATCGTTCTTTCCAAATGAGATATGCTTGGTCTGTATTGGAGGATTGCTCCTCCGCAATCGCAACATCTCCCTCTGCTACAATCGCAACATCAGGAGCATCAACGGCATCAGCAATCACCATCGCTCGTCTCGTCTCAATTAAGTCGTATTGAATAGTCCATTCCTCAAATGCCTTGACCTCCATTTTCATCTTGAAACCAGTATTTTCAAATATAAACTCATTTACAGCGTTCAAGTGAAAGGTGTGGTCGGTGTAAGGTGGTGGTGGAGGGGTAGTAAATCCATCATACGCCAAATTAGCACGACGAGCAGTAATGAGTTCGTTGTTAATTCCATACTGATATGCTTGATAGAGACATTCATTTTCAAAGATGCCGAGAATGTAGGAGATGGTTGAATTGTCCTTTTTCCAGTCAGGGTCATCAGGACGCATTACACGCTCTTTAATTTCAGGATTAGCAAGAATTAATTTCTGTGAGATTTTCTTGACCTCTTGCTTTAATTCTTTATACCATTTGTGTCCTTTCGTCCAATCCTCGTAATTTCTACATTTCATCGGCATTTCATTTTTTTCAGGTTTTCCATTAATAATACCACCTTTTCTTGTTCCGTTGGATTGTTTCTCACCACACGCCCAAGTTTCCAAACCACCGCCGTAGAGAGCAGAACACACTAATTTTTTAATATGGTCTTTTTGTAATGGGGGTTCTCCCTCTACGGAATGATGGTCGCTCAACATTTTTACAATCGGTTTTTTATCTTTTACCCATTCGTCCAATCTCGGTGTAGCAATACGCAGTTTAAGGGCAAGTTGAGATAAGATGGTAGGGTGGGACGCTACGAAATCGTAATCAACCCAACCCTGAAAATGGTAAATGGTGTTGCGAATGTTTCGTGCTAAACAGGTCAAGGAATTATCCTCGTTGGAATAGAACCGACCAAGATTTCCTTTCTTTTGGTGGTAAAGGATTTTCAACTGATTACCATTTCTCAAAAGACGCAAACGCTTTTTCAAAAGAGTTTTACTTTCAGGAGTAAATCTTGGTAGTTCTAAATCAAACGGAGCATCACTCCCATCGCCGTTCTTTGCCTTTACCCACAACAATTCACCATTCTCATCTTTTTTTTGCTGTGTTTCCCACACACCATCAATCTCCACATATTCCTCTTGCGGAACTTTAAAGGTGCTTTCATCGTCCAACACTAACTTTGCTAAATGAGGGTCTAAATCCTCAATAAACTCCCCCTTAAAACCGCTGTAATCACGAGTATCCACGATGGTTAGGTCAATTTTGCCGTTGTCGTTCAACAAGTTCATCTTCGTATATACTTATATAAGATAATAATTCTTTAAGTAGTTTTTGCTAAATTACATATATAAGTATATACGAAATCTAAATCAATTTTTTATTAAATGATACGATGGAAATAATCCTAAATGTAATGAAAAAGCAATTAAATTAAACAGAATTAATTTTAATTTAATTTTCTAAAGTTCCTAAATAACAAGGGTGGTCGGCAACGCCTCAAATCTCGCTATTTCTCTTTGTTCCTTTCGTTGTTTTAATACATCTTTGTAGTAGTTTCTACGCTTCTCCAAGAACTTCTCGTATCGTTCAGGTTCATCACGCATTTTCTCTAAATATCTCTTTTGTTTCTCTTTCACTTTTTCCTTGTTTCTTTGTTGATATTTCGCCACATTCTTCAAATGCGACTGATACATCTTTTCGGCGGCGGATAGTGGAGGATTTTGGGGATTTTCGTTTTCCTTATTCATCTTGGGTATATACTTATATAAGATATTAATTTCTCTTTAAGTAGTTTTTAGGTAAGTATTAATTACACTCGGTCTCTGCTGGAAAAGCACCTACCCAACCTCTTCCAACGACCCCACCATCAAGCAGAACAGGATATTTGCTCCATTTTCTCCTCCTCATACCCTTTCTGCTCCATTTCCAGTTTAATATCAACAGAAGGGGTTATTACTCTTTCACCCATTATATAAGACACTTCTTCTAATTCTTTTGTTTGTGAATGATGGTTGCGTATGGCGTGTATATTACAAGGTCTAAATAACACCAATCTTCCACTAAACTTTTCCACTCCAAAATGATATATTTTCTTATCACCTCGCTTACAAATACCCTCAATATCATCACATTCTATTCCTTCTATTGTTCCTGTGTATTTCACAAAGAAATATCCGTCTTTGCCTTTCAGTTGAATATCTACTACACAACCTACAAAGTCCCAACCCTCTTTATCATACCAGTTGCTAATCTCCAAAGGTTCTCCTTTGTAATTACAAGTCCAAGAAATAGTCGTCGTGTTTTCTCCTAAACTTTCAGTATCCATTATATAATCTAATAAGAAAATAAATTAATCTAATCCGCCCAAAACTTTTCAATTGGTTTCAAGACAACATATTTACCAACATTTCTACCTCTTCCACTAAAAAATCGTGCTGCGTAATCTCTCGCTGCTTGGTCTTCTGCTGCTCGTTCTGCTGGGGTTAGTGCTGCTCTTCTTTTTCTCTCTTTCTCGTCTCTTGCCTTTCTATCTTCCTCTCTTTGTCTATCTCGTTCTTCCTTTTCTATTCTTCGTCTTTCTAATTCAGGGAAATCTTCTTCAAGCATTCCTCTCATCTCCTTTTCCTGTCTTCTCCGTTGTCCGTAATTTTCACTATACATATAATCTTTTTGCTCCTCTACTGCTCGTTTAAGAAGTTCGTATGCTCCACTATAATAGTTGGGTATTTCCTGTAATCGTTCTCCTAATACAACCTTTTCCAAGTCATACATATTAGGAGGCAATTTCATTTCTAATGTTTTCTTTTGTATAGCACTTGCCCTTTCACCTTCATCTCCAAACATATTATCAAAACTATATGGACTAAAAGGGTCAGCATCAAATAATTTCTTCCATTCAGGCAATCTTTCCTCCCTATAATTTATCATTTTCATCACCTTATCTTCATATTCCAATACTTCTTTCGCTCTTCTTTCTCCACGCATTTTTGTTGTTCTTGCTACATTTGCGTCCGTGATTTGTTCGTGTTTTAGGATTGCTTCAGGGTCTCCTGCTTCTTTCTTTTCTTTTAATTCTTTCCTTTTACGCTGTGTGCTTTCCAAAGTTTTCTTTTTCTTTGCTGCCTTTGCTTCTTCTTCAGTAGCATATTTCTTCGGTCTTCCTGCTGTCTTTTTGGGTTCAGGAGGAGCAACAGCAGTCGCTAATTCCACAGCAACCTCTTTAAGTGTTTCAAAATCATTCTGTTTTGTTTCCACTTTCTTCTGTGATTGTTGTGCTTTATAAGCAGCACTCGCTTCAGGGTCTTTAATAGCAACTCTGTATCGCATTCCCTTCTTTTTCGCCCATTCTTTCACAAATGTAGTCCAAGAGTTTCCACCACAAGCAATTATATCCATCTTATATAATTGCTAAATATTATTATTTTCCACATCTCTCGCAAATATAATTCACAAGGATAGGTTTTCCAGCACCAGTTAATTTAAATCCGTCTTTTACTTTCGGTAAGGATTTAATTATATCCTTTAATTGTTTCTTGGTTAGTTTCTCGTATTTCTTTCTATCAAATCCTCTTCCTATTTCGGTTTCCACTCTATCTAATACACCTGTGCCGTGTTCTTTTACCAAGTTCAAGGATTTACTTGGAATAGTTAATTCCGCCTCTAATACGCCTTTTGCTGAAACAGGGTCAAGAGTAGAACGAATATTATATTCATTTTCCTTTGCTCCGTGTTCCTTTTTATAAGCATCTCGTCCAATACCAGTTGCTTTATTAAGTGTGATAATTTCCTTACTATCTCCACCTACATCACTCGCAATTTTTCCGCCTAATGAATGCCCTAATGTGCTGATATGTGATTTGCCGTATTTCTCCTCTGCTTTTTTCTGTATATCTTTTGCGTGTTGAAATCGTTTTGTTTTACTCATATTAAATCCCAACGCCATTTTTAGATTATTTCCCCAGTCGTGTATTCCTTGACTTCCACGATGAACTACTACCGCATCTTTGGTTTTTGGGTCGTAATAAACAGATACACGCTCACCACTCAAACTATTATCTCGCTCGTAATCGCCTATTTTTTGTGGTGCTTTGCCCTTTTTGTCGTAAGATGCGTCTAAAAACTGCTTAATATAACTGGTGCTTAATTTACCACCTATTAAGGTCATATATTCACCACCACCACCCATATAACCCACAGGGTCAGGGCAGTTTGCTCCAGAAGGCAAGAAAATACCTTTCTTTGCTAATAAATGTATTTGTTTAAGATTATTATATCCAACATTTAATTTTGCTTCGGCATTTGGGTCATATTGGTTATAAGGGTCAGCATACGGATTTAATCCTGCTTTGTTAGGGTTCTTGTCTCCTGAATGGACGATGAAAGACAAATCACGAAACAAACACTCATTCATTTTTCCTTTAATGTTTTCATTTACCCAAGACCGCATTTCTGCTGCCCTGCCTTTTTGGTCGGCACTTGCTCCGCCTCTTACCTTTTTTGCTCTTGGTTTTCTTTCAGTAATACTCATTTGGATAGGGTCTTGGTTTTCGGTTGCTTGAAATAATACCATTATTATATATTATTTCAAGAAAATATATTGAAAAATTGCTAAATTAAAGGAAACGAGAAGGCATCATTCCAGCAGCAATAGCAGTTCTGTATCCATCACCATACATATTCGGCATTCTGTATCCTTTGCCTTCAATAGCGGCAACTGCTTCACTTACCTTTTTGGGTGTCTTTCTGGGGGACTTTTTCTTTGCTATTTTTGTTCCTCCCTCACCACCTTCATCATCGCCTCCCTCACCACTATCAGCAGCAAAAGGGTCGCTTGGTCTTGGTCTTCCTCGTCTGCGTCTTCCTTCTTGTGTGAAAGCAGCACCCAAATCACCTGTTCCTTGTCCTTCTAATCTTTGCTGAATACGGACTAAATCTTCTTTTATTCCAGAAATCACAGCACGGAAACGAGCAAGAGAAGATGGTTCTAAATAAGTTGCTGAAAGGTCATCTATTCCTTTGACGGCGGCGACCATTTGGTCGTTTAATCCTGAAATGGTTTGCTGTTGGTCTGTGTTGAAAATAGCAAGGGAAGGGACTTGCTGATACATATAGTTCAGTAATGCTCGTGCTTCTTTTTCAACGGCAGATGTTCCCCCTATAAATCGGTCTATTGCTTTACTACCGAATTGAGATGCTGATGTATGACCTAATGTAAGTTGGTTTGATATTTCACCAAGAGACGCAATAATAGACACCATCTTCTCATACATATAGTTATACTTGTCTTGAATATCACCCTCTAAACCTGATGTGGTTTCTGTTCCCTTGTATTGTCGTTTGAGTGCTTTGACTACGCCTTTTTTCACAGAACGAAGGTCATTTAGTTCTTGTGCGTTTGGGTCTAAAAATACAGGCATTATATATTTAATAGAGATTATATATTGCCTAAACCATTAAATTAATCATCTAATATAATCCGTGTTGCTTTACATATTTAGATGCCTCAATTAGTTTCAATCCTTTATCCGCCATTACTTTCTTGACTATAGCAGCACGAGCAGCACGACCACCTCCAGTTGCGGCGACAACATCTTTGGCGGATTTATTTACACTTTCAGCAAGAGATTTCTTTGCGGCACGACCGACTTTCTTAACGAGGTCTGCTCCTGCTGCTTTACCTCTCTTCTTCACTTCACCAACAGCATCTTTTCCAATCTTCTTGGTGCTTTCAAGAACATCTTTCAAGGACATACCACCTGAAGTTCCAGCACCAGCGATGGAGGAGTATAAGTCGTAAGCATCTTTACCAGTTTTCGCAATATCAACGGCAGATTTAAGACCTTTGTTAAGACCTTTTAAACTGAACTTACCGCCTACTGCTGCTCCGTGATGGACTTGTCCGTCTTTACCGAGATAAGCACCGACTATAGCACCGCCCTTTGCTTCTTTCTTGAGTGCTGCTGCTAAACCTTTACCCATATTAAATGATTTTCCGTATTTCTGTCTTCCTGCCGCCATCATCAAGGGGACGGCAATAGGAGCAATCGTTTTTGCTACATCAGCAGCACCAGTAAATCCTTGCTTGAAACCTTTTCCAAAATCTTTCCAAAAAGAACCACCACGCATTTCACAGGCGGCATCGGCAATTGCTTTTACTTTGTCTCCCATTTTTGCTGGTCTTCCCATACCAACTAACATATGTAGGGCAACAGGGGCGACTTCTTTGGCGAGGTCTTGGAATACTTGTGGAAGTCCCTTTGCTCCACCTTTTACTCGTTTTACACTTGCTTTTCTTACATTACTACTTACACCAGCACCAGCGACGGAAGAGTATAAGTCGTAAGCATCTTTACCAGTTTTAGCAATATCAACAGCATCTTTAAGACCTTTGGAAAGACTTTTCATACTAAACTTTCCTCCTTTCTTTTCTTCTCTTCCTGCGGCAAGTAAAAGAGGGGCAAATGGAGCAACTGCTTTGCCTACATCGGCAACACCTTTGGTAAAATCACTAAAAGAGAACTTACCTCCAACTGCTCCGTCCATACCAGCATATCCTCTTGCTCCTCCTGAATGGACTGCTATTCCAGCATTCATACTCATAGGAGGGTAAGCAGGTGAGTTTCCGTTTAAAATATATTTTGCTGGGGCAACACCTCCCTTCATTACTGGAGGTTCGCTATATTGTCCGTGAAAACTACCCATTCTGTATCCCATAGGAGATGGGTGGTAGGCATCGTAAGAATGAAACATTTTCTTTTCGTCTAAATCTCTTAAACGCTCAACAAGTTTCTTGTTGTAAGGGGTGTCGTAAGTGATGTTCGTTTGCGGCATCTTATATAAATAGCGAAGATTTTAATTGACGCAGACTATATTTAATTGTATTTTCCAAAAAAAACACGCCTATTTTTGCTAAAGTGTAGGGTGGAGTGTAAGGTGTAGGGTGTAGGGTCTCCAAAAACTCATTAAGGAAAAGCAAAGGGACAGGGTTGAAAAAATATCCAGCGAGTTAAAACATACCCTACACCCTACACTCTACACACACCCTACACTCGTCTCAAATATTAAATAAATGTATCCTAAAAACACTTATTTAATTAATTATTTTTTATTTTCTAAAAGACGCTTAACAAAGGCGGTCAGCAAGTCTTCCACCGCTGGAAACCCCACCTGAAGGAACACCTCCGCTCATTACACCACCACGCTTCTCACAGAAACGCTTGACGATGCCGTGAAGAGGCATATTAAGCATACTTCCACCAACCATTCTTGCGATTTCAGCAGATTTCATCGCTGATGCTTGTTGCTTGGATTTTGCTGCTAAAACCATTTCCTTTGTAAGAATACCAGTATAGATACTGGATACTCCCTGTTGGGTAGTAAGAATACCTGAATTGACTGCTACAACACAGATTTCAGGAGTAATATTAGCACCACCAACAGCAGAAAGAGTATTGGTTGCTCCAATTTGGAACTGAAAGTTGTAGTTTCCAAGAGAACCACAGGTAATATAGTCAGGCAAACTCAAATCGTAAGCAGGATTGATGATAAGGAGAGAACCAGTTGTATTAACAGCAACACCAGTTCCATTACCTCCTGCCTCTTCGGCAACACCGCTAAACTCTCTCCAAGATTGAGTAGAACCATTCTTAACAGACATACGCCAAAGGTCGTAAGCAGAAGCGGACGAGAGCAAACCTGACTGGTTATTCAAGTTAAGAGAAATGTTTTGGATTGCGAAGAAAGCATTAGCATCTTGGATAGTCATACTACTCATCGGTTTTCTTACATTAATGATAAACAAGTCTGGGATTTGGTTAATCTGTAAGTTGCTTGATGTAAGAGTGGCGGTTGCTTGAGGGGCAACAGCAGTCGTGTTGGAAGATGAAGTCAAGTATCTTGGGAAATCCATATAAGGCACTACATTCTTGGTCTCAATCAAGTCGCTTGGTTGAGTAGAAAGGAACTTAAGAAGAAGTGCTGGATTAGCAGGTTGGTTAAGAAGACCTGCGATTTGGGTTGTAGATGTGAAACCATTAGGATTAGCAGCAGTTCCTAAAGCAATTGAAGTAATGTAAGGAGTAGCAGAACTAAACAATCTCTTACAAGTAGCATCAATATTGAATGTAAAGGTCATATTATTTACTCCTAAAAGACCTTGCTGGTTGTATTCAGGGTCTCCAAAGATGAAAGGGGACAAGAACAAGGGTTCAGCAACGATGGTGCTAATCTCAATCACCCAACTATCAGCAGGGTCAGTTGAAATCAAAGAAGCATCTTGACCTCCAGCAGTAATGGTATGAACGACATTCATACTAATAGGGTGAGAACCACGAGGCACTTGGTCTATATCGTAAGAAGCGTTGGAATAACCTGCTAAAGGATTGTTGTTGGCGGCAGCGGCATCGGCGTATCTCGCATAGGCACAATCAGGGAAAGAAGGAGTTGTGCTGTTAAATCGGTAAAGTTCTCTTGAGTTGTTAAGGCGAAGCAATTGAGGTAGAATATCTTGAAGATTGACTGATACAGCGGTGTTGTTAATTTGTGCTGTGGCGGTAGTCATCAAAGAAGATAGAGGGAATGCTTGTAAAGCATCGCTGTTTCCGTAATCAAGTGCCGATGCTCCAATAGGAACGCCTGTAGCAGTAAGGGTGAAGGAAAGACCTGATGTAAGTAGAACATCACGACCGATTACTACATTTTCACTTGGGACTTGAACCGAGAAGATTAGACTGGAATTGGAAGCAGAAGTAGCAGGAAAGCGTTGGTAAGTTGTTTGGGAAGCACCACTCTTGACGGCGAAGTCAAGGTCGCTGGTAATATCGCCAATCACACTATCACGCACAAGGACAGTTTTAAAGTCGCTCATCTTATACTATATCTAAATATTTTAAATATAGTAGAATTAAAATAATTTGCTAAAGTCAATTGATTTCCTTAAGCGTTCTCGTTCTGTGATTTTCCTTGATAGGTTGCCGCTTTTTTCAAGAAAGCAACTTTTAAAGTAATTGCTTCTCCACTTCCCAATCTAAAAGGATTGAGTTGTCCGTATTTATCTCTCCAATATACTTGAATATCAATATTGCTTAAAGGTCTATTTCCGTAAAGGGTGATTAGGCGATATTCACTTGAAGGGTTATAAGTCAAGTTCGGTTTATATTGTCCTGTATCACTCACTAAATCTGTAATGATATTCGCAAAATCACTATTGTTTCCTCCTAAAACGAGTTCCTGACTATTATTATAAACCAAAGGAGTAGAAACTTGATTAGGTTGAATGGGAAGAGTATTGGAAGTAAATACTAAAGCAACAATAGGACAGAAATTAGCAATCGTGCTATACTCTTGATACACCTTAACTGCTGAATAAGCAGGAAGACCAGTCGCAGGGGTAATTGTATCAATATCAACTGACCCAATATTATAAGGTTCAAAAAGGAAGTTTTTGCCTAAAGCAGCAGAATATCCCTCATATCTACAAGGGAAAGATGGGAACAATCCAAATAGAGGAGCATTAAAATACACCTTAATTGGTCTCTGTGCGTTAGGAGCAGCAAGTAGAGGATTGTTTGGACTATATCCAGCGTAATCAAAATAAGCAATACAAGTATCACTCGTAGTATCCCAATTTAATACAGGAGCATTCGCAGTAGGTAATGCTAAACCTGCTCCTACAACAGCAGCATTAAGAGCAGCGAAAGCAGTTTGGAATGTTTGGTCTATTAACAGAGGAAAAAAGGAATAGTTATACACATTAAAGTATCCTGTTTGGGAGTTTTGGAGACCATTAGCAGTTTGGGACGGAGGAGCAGGTGGAGAAACACTCTTATCTTGAGGAATGTATTGGACGAAGTTTTGTCCTGATGTATATATCGTCCCAGTAGCACTATCCTCCCACTCTAAACACACACTATAAATGGTGTCGGCGTTGTTTGGAGAATTAGGTTTTATAGAAGGGATAAAAACTGGTAAAGTTCCTGTTTCAACTGTAAAGCGAAGGATACTCAAGTAATAATCTTCAGGGTTCATTACAAATGGAGTGGTTCTCTGCTCGTTAAAATAGAATACTGGAGGTTGGGTTGTCGTAGATTGAAAATTACTAACTGTTATATCAAAGTAAATCTGGTCTGCTTTAGAAGCATTCTTAACAGGATTTAATTGCGACATCTATAATATTATATGAGATAAAAGTATCCTAAATCTAATATAATATAATCAATCATTTTAAGCAGAAACTTTCGCACTATAATCTGCTTTTATAATTAGTGGGATTTCATACCGAGAAGGAACTTCAGCGTCTAACTGGATTGTATCAACCACAGGGTCTCCAGCAGTAGCACCACTAATATTTTGTGGTGTGGAACTGGGTGTAATATTAGCACCGACGACTGGAGAACCATTAGGTAAAAAAGATGCTGTTGTTGTAGATTGATTACTACTTGCTCCACTATTATCTAACACGCCAACACTACGAGCAGAATTAACAGTAGAAGTCCATACACTATTAGATACACTTATACCTAAATCTTGTCCGCCTCCCTTGAAAGGAAGGTCAGGCATATTTGCTTCTGTGATGGTAAAATTGAGGTTTGCGTCTCCGCTACTACCTCCACTTACCAAACCATCATTTACATCTACATATTGAGGTAATCGTCCATCGGCAGTCGTTTTGTTCTGTCCTGTTGTTGCTGGTAAAATAAATTGTGTAGCAGGGTCAAGAGGAATGCCGTATTGTTGCCCCACGACTTCTGCTAATAGTGGATAATCTGCTTTGTTTAAAGTTTGTCCTTCACATATTAACCAACCTTCAGGAGGGACACCATTTCCCTCTCCGCCAGTAGTTCCTATTCTTGCTCCACCAACCCAAAACATCATTACGCCTATGGGTAGTGGATAATAAGCATCACCTAAAGTATTTGCTACAGACATTTATATAATAGAATAAGATTATATAAATGAGGTATTGGATTTATTTAACCCTCGTTAAACTCGTATCCCCCTTTTGCTCTAATAATTGGGACGATATTAAAGGTAGGAGGAATGTAAGACCCACTTACAAGCGACGCTGTAATATCAATTGGAGCAACACTACCAGTTCCGTTGGAATAAGAAACTTGAGGAGCAACAGTATCATCTCCAAGACCACCAACAGAGGAATAAGTAATATCATCTCTCACGAAGTTTTGTCCTGATGGATTACGAACATATGTGTTGGATTTAGAATAAACATTCGTGCCTTGAACTCCACCTGAACCATTATCACATACATACGAACCTACTATAGCGTAAGGGTTTGTTCCATCATATACTAATGGGAAAGTAGGAAGCATTTGCGGAGTTAAAGTAAGTTGTGCTGACCCAATAGGGGTAGTTCCAGCAGTAGCAGGGACAAAAACTCCTGCTTGAGTATCACCACAAAGGAGACCTCTATAAGTCCCTGCTCCGTCAGGGTCAGGAATATTTGGTAAAACGAATTGACCTGCGGCAGGGACTACGGCAGGTTGTTTGTTGTTATAAGTAGTTCCAATAACCTCATATAGTTCAGGGTAATCTGCTATATTAAGTATTCTACCATCACAAACCAAAAATCCAGCGGTTTCTTCTAATTTTTGTGTAAGAACTGGGTTCGCACTATCACCACTCCACATTAATATAGTTCCCACAGGCACAGGAAAACCATTTAAATCTTGAGTTGAACTTGCCGACATCTATAATATAAGAGTAGATTATTATATTATAGATATATTGCTAAAATTAATAAGAAGGCGGTGATGGAAGTTGGAAACCTGCTAATTGGGGGACATTAGCATACGGATATTCTGTTCCTCCTCCTTGCCCTTGTGCTGCGATTGCTGCTGCTTCATTTGCCGCTTTTGTATCTTCTTGTTGGTCGGCAAGATTTACAGCAGTTTCTTCTGCTGCTTTTTGTGCTGCTACTCCTGCTTGGTATGCTGCCTGTTGTGCCTTTCTGTTTTGGTAAGAAGCATTATAAGAAGCACTTGGACTATATGTTCTGTATGCTTTCATTATATATAAACAAGTCATACCTCCGTATTGGACGGAATGGTCGTCATTAAGAGCAATATTACCTATTGCTTGAGGTGTTGAATTAACATACTGATAATCGGCAGAAGTCATACTACCAAAACCACCAGTTTCAGCACTACTATTTAATTTAACAATCTTGGGTGTAGAAGAACCTGTGCTGTTTGTAGCAGCAATACGACCTCCTGAAAATGTGCCTCTTGAACCAAAGTTTCGCTGGTTTGCTCCTGTTCCCATCGCCCAGTTATTATTAGGGTCTGCCGCTTGATAAGTAGGATATACATACGAAAAATTAGCAGCGGATAATGGTGGTATTTGGTTGGCGGCAATTGTAATAGTATCGCTGGAATGAATAACAGGAGGCAATAAAGCACCTGTATCAGCATTTTCTTTTAAAGTTTGGTTCGGCATTAAATAATTTTCAACATTATTAAGACGAGGGAGTAAGAACTCGCCCTCTGCGACTAAACCAACATTAAAAGTTGTTCCAATCAAGTCATATAATTCAGGATAATCGGCAATTTTTAGTGCTTGTCCTCCGCAAATGACGAATGATGGAGGAACTTTACTTGCTTTCCCCATATAAGGCAATATGCTTCCAATAGGAATTGGGAAACCCTCTTTCGCTAAAGTGTTGGATTGAGACATCTATACTATATTAACAGATTAAAAAAAAGGGTTATTTTATTTAATCTTTAAAACTTACAATTTAAATTAACTACAACTAACTACTTAATACTCTAATTCGTTTGGGTGTTCCAAGAAGTTCTGGAAATTACAGAAGTATCCAACATCACCCTTCAATCTCATCTCTTCCCATTCCTCATTCGTTCCGTGTCCGTCGTCTGCTGGTTGCTTATCAAAGTTGTTGATGAATACATATCCATCTTGTATGAACCTGACCGCTGCTTCGTCGTCAATATTCAACACAATCTTCAAGTGTTCTTTATTAGGACGGATAATGTTTTTAGAGAAACTATCCCAGTCCCAGTCAAACATCGGTTTCTCTTTCAACATCTCTGCTATTTGCTTAAAGAAGTCGTAATCCAATTTATCACATTTAATTTTTTCTCTCATTAATACACCCTGCGGTTGTCCGCAGCAACCCATTAGGAAGAATGGAAAGATGAACTCATTTTTTTTTGTTTGTTTCTTGAAAGAACCACATTTACCATTATTCTCGCCTTCCAAGAAGGTTAGTTTTGGGATTGTTTGTTTCTTGGTTCTTGGTTTCTTTTCCTTCTTTGGTGGTTCTTCAGGTGCTTTTGTTTCTTCAACGACTTCATTTACAGGTTCAATAAGAGCAGGTGGTTCTTCATTCGTTTCCATCTTGGGTAAGAAGACTGCTAATTTGCGTCTTGGGTCATCAACCTTGTAAATCTTTTGCTTACCAGTTTTCGCTTGGAAGAGTTCAGCAATCTTTTTGGTTTCCTCTTTGGTATATGCTAATTGGACTTTGGTGTCGTCCAAATCCAACTCGTAAATATGAGGATAATGAACGAAGAACTTTTTGGTTTCAGCGTCCCAAAGGAGGTCTTCTTCCTTGAAATGAGAATAACTTAAATATCCATTCAAGATGGGAGCAGGTTTGCCTTCCTCCCATTTACCAGCATACTTACCATACGCAGACTTCCAACAATCAGTTTCCTTTCCTTTTTTTGTAGTGTATTTTCCTTTAAGAGCGTAATAAGGGAATTGGACTGAATTGTCTATCTCCTTATATGCTTCTCTAATACCATCTTCACCAGCGGTGCGAATAATGATATTAAACAACTTGTCTCGTTGCTTGTTAAAGAAGTCTCTTGCGTTTCGCATATTACTAACATTTCCTTTAACAGCACACAGCGTATTAGTTGTGGAAGCAAGTTGCTCTTCAGCGGTGGGGGCGTTTGCGATTTGTTCTACGGAGGCACTCATCGTATATACTTATATAAGATTATCTCTTTAAGTTGTTTTATACATATATAAGTATAGTGAAAAAACAAATCAATTTTATACGAAATGATACGACGGAAAATATCCAAAATGTATTAAAATGTAATAGATTATATCACATATATATAGGAAATAATCTAAATATGGAAAATAGATTATATCATATTGATTATTGTATGATATAATTTTAAAATTATTACTATATAAGTATTGAAATAATCCAAATACGGAAAAAAAAGGAACTTTATTTAATCTAATTAACATTAAAATTAATCTAACTACATTTCTACCTAATTAATCTATTTTGCTTCTCTCCAAAACATTTTATCAGCACTCAATATTCCATTCTCGTTGTCGTCCTTAATCACCTTCATCTTCAGCAAGGCACAGATGTTTAAGCACCAAGTAGAATAGAAGTAGTCTCTGCTCTCTATTCCCAAACTTACCATCGCTCTATCAATCACACCTTCGTCCATTATCTTATTTCTTGCTTCATCACAGAGGCGTTGCTCCATTAAATCAAGTTGCTCCTTGTAATCTTTCTTTTGTTGTTCCATACTTACTCCGTGCTTAAGACCCAGCACTATCATCTCCGTTGCGTTTTTCATCATCTCTGCTTCCAAGTTAGGAGCATCTACCACTTGTGGGAATGCTGTTCCCTTATAGAAGAATAGAGGAAAGCGGTGAAACTCTGTTGGTAGTTGAGACATTTTGATTGTTATATTACTTGTTCTTGTTGTTTGATGCTTATAGAAGTAAAGTAGAAATCTGTTTCAATTTTTTATTAAATGATACGACGGAATTAATCCATTAATGTATTAAAGTAATGAATTAATAAGATTTTATAATGGAGAGATGGTCTATGGGAATATATAAATGTGGTTTCTCGTCCCAATCCAATCCTGCTCTTGAAAAGTTTTCAACCTGATAGGTTTTAAACTGCTCCTCGTCATATTTAATATAAGCAAGGCAATCAGTATAGTTAAATAACAAGATTACATCTTTATCACTTCCTTCCACTTTGTTCTTGGTAATCATCGTTGTTGGATATGCTTTCATCTTGTTTGTCCTGCTCTTGACTTCGTAATTGAAGTTCTCGTCCCAGTAATCATATTTAGCATATCTATCGTCGTTTTTCATCACACCCTCCCCAAAATGCTCTCGTAATAAAGGAAGGATTTGGACTTCTTTTTTACTTCCGTATCTGTATGAGTTTTCCCAATTCACCATCTATATATTGCCGAGATAAAAATATTTGCCTAAATAATCGCAGAAAAATAATCTAATAATATATAAATGACTGAAGCACAGATTAAAAAGCGTATCGGCGAACCGATGACTAATTTTGATTTAGAGAAATACTTATCCGTCCAACCCAGCGACATCATCAAGTATAGCGAGTTGAGTAATTATAAACAGATTGAAGACCT